CTACCACAAGTGTATTGGTATCGACTGTTAAATCTCCAGAGACTACCAAAGAACTTAGTGTTCCAACACTTGTAATGTTTGTCTGTGCTGCGGTAGCTAGTGTACCTGTAATAGATGTATTCGCTGTCAGTGTTGTAAATGTACCAGCAGCAGGTGTGCTTCCACCGATTACAGAGTTATCAACTGTACCACCATCAATGGTTAGGTTATCAGCTACATAAGCATCTGCAATAGCTGTACCTTGCCATGTACCTGTTCCAATAGTACCTACAGCAGTTATCTGAGTCTGTGAAGCATCTACAGAAAGTGTATCACCTGTTAATGTTAAACCTGTACCGTCTACAAGAGCAGTCTTAGATACGCTGATAGCTGCACTAGCGTTAATATCATCATTGACAATTACGCCTGAACTAATCGCTGCAACACCAGTATCTGCGATAGTAATGTCACCACTAACAACATTGTCAATCCACATAGATGTTGTAGTATCATAGAACAACAATGAGCCATCGGCAGGTGTTGTAATATTAACATCGTTCATCTCAGCCAGTGTATCCTCTGTAAGGATTACAGCATCTACATAAGCTTTAATAGATTCTGAAGTTGCTAAAGTAGTTGCTGAAGCTGTAGCAAAGGTATCATCATCAAGTACTGCTGTGCCTGATACGCCTGTATTGATTACAGGGCTTGTAAGTGTTTTGTTTGTTAAAGTTTGTGTACCGGTTAGTGTAGCAACTGTTGAGTCGATAGAGACTGTTAAAGTGTTAGTAGCTCCACTAGTATCAATACCAGTACCACCGGCAATAGTCAATGTCTCACTATCTAAGTCTATAGATAATGCTCCACCACTGTCACCTTGAAAATCTAAATCTTGTGCTGTCACTTGGCTATCGACATAAGCCTTGACAGATTGTTGAGTTGGTACAAGCGTTGCACTGTCTGATACCATAGTATCTTCATCTACAAAACCTGCAATAGTAATTATACCGTCTGACAAGTCTGTAAAGGTTACAGCACCAGCAGTTGTACCACCGATAGTAACACCATCAATAGTTCCACCATTAATGTCAGCTGTATCGGCTACAAGGCTATCTATATTGGCTATACCATCTATATAGAGATTACGCCATTCTTGAGAAACACTGCCCAAGTCATAGGTGTCGTCTGTGTTAGGGATAATGCTTGAGTTTACATCAGCATTGAATACTACGTTATCAGTTGCAGCATCACCAAGAGTCACATCACCGTTAAGTGTAGTAGCTCCTGAAGCTGTAAGCGTTGTAAATGCACCAGAAGAAGCTGTAGTGCTTCCAATGGCTGTATTGTCTATAGTACCTGCATTGATGTCTGCGGTGTCAGCTACGAGGCTGTCAATGTTTGCTGTGCCATCGATATAGAGATTACGCCATTCCTTTGTAGAGGTTCCTAAGTCATAAGTATCGTCTACATCCGGTGTAATGTTCGAAGCAACATCTGCTCCAATGGTAATGGTATCTGTATCTGCATCACCGAATGTTAAGTTTCCAGAGATAGTAGCATTACCAGTAACGGTTAGATTACCACCAACAGAAAGATTGTTAGTAGTTGTGACGTTACCAGTAAGTGTTGATGTGCCTGTAACAGCTAGGGTAGAGCTAAGTGTAGTTGCTCCAGTAACTGCTAAAGTGCTTGATAAAGTTGTAGCACCTGTTACGCCTAATGTGCTTGAAAGAGTTGTAGCACCTGTAACACCTAAAGTTGTACCAATCGTTGCAGCTTCATCAACAGTCAATGTATCTATTTTAGCTGTACCATCTAGGTAAAGATTCTTAAACTCAAGTGAGCTTGTACCTAAGTCGATGTCGTTATCGGTGACAGGAACGATAGCACCATCGGCAATATACAGCTGTTGTACAGGAGCTGAAGAGACTTCAATATAAAACTCGATATAGTTATTTGTTGTGTCTATAAGCACTTTATTGTTTGGTGAAGTTTCTCCTGCATCACCAATCAAACCAATAACAGGACCTGAAGCAGCAGTACCATCGTGACTGTGACCTGTCGAGTTATTGAAAGCGTTTACGAGTTGGTTATATTCATCGTTAAATAACGCAGCGGTAATTGTATCTCCGTCTGCAAATGAACTTTGTCGTGTATAACCTGCCATTATTTAGTCTCCAAAATTTTTATAAATTAATTAGCTGCGATGTATGCGTTGCCTGTAGAGATTGCATCGCTGTATGAAGTCTTATCGCTATCATCAGCTACGACTTCTTCATAAGCCAAAATGATTTCAAGATGGTCAACATTACGCTGAACCATATCGTTGATTTCACTTTGCTCAAATCCTTCTACATCCCAAGAGCCATCGTTTACACCATTTATCAAATCAACAGAATCGTCTGCTGCTGATAGAATTTGTGTTACATCTCTTTCTTCCATTTTATTATTCTCCTTTTAGAATATTAATTTCGTTTTGTAAGCTATCGCACTTAGCGGATAGTTCTTGTATAGATTTTACAAGAATAGGTATTAAAGATGCTTCACCAACTCTTTGTCTGCCATCTTGGTCATCTTCTGACCAAAGGTCAAAACCATCTTTAAAATTATATTTATCTATAGCCTGTTTAACCTCTTGAGCAATAAAGCCATGATTATATTTACCATTCATAACTCTATTTTCTGAATCTGAATGTGCTTTTAATTCAGATGGTACATCTTTTGCTTTTTTCCATCTAAAAGTAACTGGTCTTAAATCTTTAATAAAATCTAATCCAATTTTTTCATCTTCAATTTCTTCTTTTAATCTAATATCAGAAGGTGCTGTCCAAGTTGTTGCACCATGAAGTAACTGAGAATCATTCGTGCCCCTACCTAAAAGCGTGGCATCATTAGAACCACCACTTAAATCATAGCCTATAATTGTAGCGTAAGCCCTACCAGCAGCACCACCGTCACAAAACTTACCAATAATTACATTTTGACCGCCTACTGTTAAATCTACTCCTGCCTGAAAACCTAATAAAGTATTATTTCCACCTGTGGTTAAATTTGCTCCTGCTTCACAACCTAAAATTGCATTATATGAGCTTGTTGTTCCATCCTGTAACGCTCTACGACCAACAGCAGCATTTTCGCCCCCTGTTGTTACAAGCTGCATACACTCTCTACCAACTCCAACATTAAGACTAGATGTAGTAGATTGCATACAGGTTTCACCTATTGCAACATTACTATTGCCTGTTGTTGCTGAATTAAGTGCTTTACGCCCTACTGCTACATTGTCTGAAGCTGTAGTACAAGATGCCATAGCTTCTGCACCAACAGCTGTATTGGTTGCACCTGTAGTGTTTGCTCCAAGTGAGTCATAGCCAACTGCGGTGTTGTTGGATGCTGTTGTATTTGCATCAAGAGCAAAACCACCTACCGCCACATTCTCTGCACCTGTAGTGTTTTGATTTAAAGCGTTTGCACCAACTGCGGTGTTACTACCACCTGTTGTATTAACATTTAATGTTCCATAACCAATAGCCTGATTCCAACTAGCTGTAGTATTAGCACTTAAAGAAAAATTACCTATTGCGGTATTATTATTACCTGTGCTGTTTGCATCAAGAGATTCTGTACCAACCGCCACATTATTTGTACCTGTAGTGTTTGCTATAAGTGCTGATGCACCGACTGCTGTGTTGTTTGATGCTGAAGTGTTTGCATTAAGAGCAGAATCTCCAACTGCTGTATTAGAACTGCCAGTATTATTTTCTAAGGCTGCCCCACCAACTGCTGTATTATTACTGGTTGTTGTAACAGCAGAAAGAGTTTGCCTACCAACTCCAACATTAAAATTACCAGTTGTTAAAGCGGTTAAAGAATTTGCTCCAATAGCTGTATTTGAACCACCGCTTGTAAGACTATCTAAAGCAGTATCACCTAAAGCAACATTATTAGAGCCTATACTAAAGTTACCTAATAATCCACCTGAAACTTTTGTTAATGCCATTTTGTTTTATCTCCTTCCTGAAGGTATAAAGTCTATATAAAATCCGTTAATAGTGTATGGTGCTTTGACATCATCACTAATGATTGTAAAATTGTTACTGTATCCACTTCCTTGCAGCGGTATTCTTATCAGTGGATTCTCAGCTCCACCAAATACGTTAGTACCAAATATTGCCTCACCAAACAAAGAAGGTGGGTCAATAGTGCCTAAGTCAAAAGGATTAGGCGGTTGTGGTGTATCAGTACTACCATAATCAAATCTAACTTGTACATCAGGATTTACAACTCCTTCAGCACTTGCAGAAACTTTGAGGTAATGTAAAGTTTTTAAGGTTCCTAAATCTCCGTAGTCGTAGTCGGGGGTACCAAACCTAGCAAGTATATTAGCACCATCGAAACTATTCCCAGCATCATGAACATAAACGTAACCTCCAGTAGACCCATGAAAATGTTCTTCAATACTAACTTCATTAAATCCTGTGCCTATGGCAGTTACTTCTATTCCTCTTGTTTCTGACCATTGAAAACCATTGGGTCTCAATGTTCCTATAATTCCTCTTTGTTGTGCAACGTCTAACGTTGTATCAGTATAAAATAATCTATACTGAGATTTATCTCTGTGAACCATACTAGTAATAGTATAGTTATTCACGTTTCTAGCTAAGTCATTTATCAAAGGCTGTATAGCTTTTGAAACTGTACCAAGCTCGGTATCTCCAATCCTTGCAGTACCAGCAACTGTTCTTATACCATCCGGTGCAAGGAATACCAAGTCACCACCAATCTCCTGTATGCTGTAACCACTTAAACATCCAATGTTTTCAGCAATGGATACAATGGCTACTGTAGTACTATCATCAATGTTGATAAGCTTGTGAATACTGTTTTCACAAAAGACTATCAAGTCTGCACGGAATCCTCTAATACCTACAATCTTATCTGAGATACTTATACTTCCTGCACCAGCTCCACTAAAGTTATCAGGGTCATTATGTACACTGTAATAAACTGTAGTTTCTTCACCATCAACACCAGCAGCAATTAAGTGATGGTCGTGTGATGTAATATATTTTACAGGAGTATTAGCTCCGTTAGGGTTTATCTCATTAGTAAAAAATGTCCTAGTATTTAAAGCTCCAGTACCTTCCATTCTAAAGGAGAAAATATCTTTGGTGGAATTATCGGCTATCATTATTTGCCCATAATCTTCACCAGCAGCTTCAAACATTGCAAAGGTACATTGACTTTGTCCTGTTCTTACAGAAGCTGTTTTAGCTATAAAGGTTGCATAACTATCACCACCAACAGCAGACAGCTTATTTATCTGCATCCAAGTTATACCATCTTGGCTAAAATAAATAGCGTTATTAGCACAAGCTATAACACCATCAGCGTAAGGCATAACTCCTAAAATTGTATGAGTACCACCTGTCGGCTGTGTAGCACTTGTTGTTCCAAACTTATGAAAGCCATTGATACGTCTGTATCCACCTTCTATAGAGACTTCAAAGTTTCGAAGTTCTCTTGCGACTCCCGGGGTTCTTAATAAGTCAATTGAGTTAGCTGACTTGACTAAGCCTCCGTCACATGCAACTGTGTAAGGTTGTGAACGTGCCATAAATTAAATTAAAAGTATCTTCTATCGTCTGTCATAACTCTTGGTGTAGGATTCATAAGATTAGACTTCATATGTTTCATAGCCTTCTTATGGTCCTCAAGAGCAAATGCAGCTTGTTGTGGGCTTTCTTTAAACTGCCACACATAGTAACGTACTCGTGATGTGATAACGTTACTGTATTGTTCGGGGAATACTATCGTATCACTGTATGCTGTAAGCTTCGTAGGCTTTGTAAACGCATAGAAGTGTACGTTGTATTCTTTGTCAGGAATTGGACTTAATCCAAACTTCCTACTGTCAGGTGATTTAATAACTCGTAC